TGCCAAGTACCGGCCCCTACACCTGTCGTGGTCATGACGACAGCCGGAGTGGTCGAAGTCTGGTCGGCGGAGTTAGCGGATAGCTTCTGAAGCGTCTTATACGCACCCGCTGCGCCCGAACTTCCGTTGATACGCGTAAACAGCAGATCGCCGATGAAGGTCGTCAGTGTGGCGAGCGTGAAGCTCTTGGCGACGGTCAGATCGCTCGCATCGGCTACGGGGACTTCGTCCCCAGAAGCCAACGACGTAAGATCAGTCATCGCGGAGATTTTTGTGTCAGCCATTAGCCCCACCTCTGTGGGGAGAGTCTATAGATTATACGACCGCCGATGAACGGCGGGCCACTTGGCGGCTCAGCCGCAGGCTCTTCATTCAGAACTACTGCTTGAGAGTGGTACTGTGCGCCGTTCGTGATCGTCCAAAACGCTTGCTGTGAGCCGGACGGGGCACCGATTCGGTCGATCATATTCATCGCCATGAAGTTGTTCTCTCCTGGCGCTGATGCAATGTCTACTCGTTCAGTGTAGTTCGTTCCAGCCGCAACGCCCAACGTACCGTCAACGTCGATCAGACCAGCGACTACAGTTAGTCCCGAAGCTGACGGAGTAAACGCGATAGTACTCGCGTTGTCTGCACCAGACCCGGCAACGGCGGCTTCACGGAACCCAAGATCATTATTGATGGGATCGGTACTATGAATGCCAGAGTACTCGCCAATAACCAAACCACGGAACGCGCGAGCGCCGCCGAACGAAACTGTCACTACCGGAGTGCCAGCGGCAGTGTTGTTGAGATAGAAAGCCTTCAGACCTTGGTTATTACCAGACCACAACTGCGTACCGACTGCGGTCCATGCACCATTCACGCTGTCAGCACAGGTAGGAGTACCTTCAGTATCACCCCACGACACGAAGCAGATTAGGAAGTTACCAACCCCAATTGCGCCCGAGTACGTTGCTGCGATGCTGGCGGCAGAGGCACTGTCGTCGTTGTTGGTACCCTGGACAAAGAGCGACATTTACTGCTCCACTAAAACTTCAATTGCGCCCGGAGGCGGACCCCAAGTACCTACGCAAGTATCACACAAGAAAAAGACGGGACAGCCTTTGTAGACCGCCCCGCCTTTCTCACCGCAGTTCACACAGAACACCATCTCAAAGGCTTGGCCGTTGAAGACAAACTCTGTACGCTTACGCCGCGCCCAGAAGTCCAGGCGGGCGTCCGGGAGAGCAACGCCGTCCGCCAGGACATTGGTATCTGACATTACGTCGTTTCGAACCAGTCCATCGTTACGTTGATTGGTACAGCCGTGCCAATAGCCTTGGAGCCAATCTCGAAACCAACACCAGCGGCCTTCATCTGAAGAGCCATGTCCTTCTCAAGAGCAACCCAACCGCCCTGACCACCGGTCTGGGCGATACCGACAGTAGCCTGAACCTGTGGCGTAGCACCGGGCGTGATGGCAGACGTGTCGTCTAGCCAAGCTAGTGCAGCAGCCGGATTGTCAGGGTGCTTCTTGTTCTCTGCTGAGGCAGTACCACCAGAGCCAGTTGTACCCGGACGGATGGCGTAGACTACACCACCACCAGCGGTACCGTGGCGAGCGTTGGCATAGATGCCCACGATGCCCGCAGGTACAGCAGCCGCAGGCACAGAACGGAAGTGCGTGCTCAGCGTCTGCGTGGTACCGTTAGTTGATGTTTCGCGTGTCACGTCGTAGTAAAAGGGCACTGTTAGCCTCCAACGCGCTTTAGCAGCGCAGCAAGTTCAGCCTTGGCTGAAGATAGTCTTTCACGAACCGCAGATTCTTCCATATCAAGTTGCATCTTGCGAGCAGCGAATTCCTTCTCTAGATCAGCCTGCTTCTTACCAGCAGCGTCTTGGTCTGCACGCATCTGGCGATTAGCCGCCTCACGTGCCGCATCACGGGCAGACTCAACCTGAGCAAGCTGCGCCTTCAGCGCAGAAAGCTGTTCGTCGTGTGCAGCGACCTGTGCGTCGTGCGTCTTCTGTAACTCCGCACGCTTCGCCTTGATCTGTTCACTATACGACTTGTATTGAGCTTCCGCAAGCTTTGTGTCTGTCTGTACAGCAGCTAGCGCGGTCTTAGCCGCTGCTAGATTACGAGACACAGTAGCAGACTCAGTTTCAACACGAGCCGCTACATCTAGAACCTCTTCCAAACTCTTAAGAGCCTGGAATGGAATCAGCATGCGCTGTACTTCGCTACGAGCCTTTGCTACGCCCATGTCAGCCATGCTTATCTCCGTGCCGTTGAGGTCACAAACAAATAAACCGTCGCGGCCCCCGTAGCATCAACTAGGGGTCGGACGGCATAGCAATCCTCTAGAATCTGGCGAATCTCAGGAGACGTGGTTACGCAATCAGCAGACGCAGGGTCGTGCAGAGTCGCCCATACAGGAGATGTGCCTTCAGGTACGAGAGTACCCTGCCAGGTTACAACACCAGTACCGGACACGCCCTGCACAGCCTTACCGCTGTACTGTGGAGCGTAGTACGGTACGCCGTCATCAGATGCCGCTAGAATCCACTTGACAACCTTCACGCCCGTGGGATATTGCTGGTTCGTTACCACATCCATCGTGTATTGAACGGTTGCCAATTGTACTCTCCTATCCTACTAGTCTTTGTAGCCTGCTGCCTCCAACAGAGAATCCTCGTCCTTGATGACGGTCTTCTTCGGCGCAGCAGCTACTACCTTCTTAGGACGGCCACGCCCGCGCTTAGGCGCGATGGCTACAGCCTCTTCCTTGGACGCTGCAATCGGAGCGGCTTGCTTCTTGTCCTTAGCTACGAACTTGAGAGCTAGCTCTCGGTATGGTTCCGGCAGATAGTCAATGTCTTCGTTGCGTACGACTGGCTGACCGTTCTTGTAGAAGAAGCCACCATCACACATGAAGATTTCCGGCTTCTGACGAGAACCTACGCTTAGTAGAATCCGTCTACCACCAGACATTCCGTACTGTGCTGTCTCGCCAGCGTCGGCGAAGCTATGATCTACCTTAAGATACTTGCCTTGGCCAATATGAAGGGTTTGCATTGGGTCTCCGTGGCTTGCCGATAGGCTGCCAGAGTGGATGATCCGCGTGATTTAGCAGATGCGCGGCCCCTGCGGTTTGGTTATGGGTGAGGGAGTCGCACCCCCATTAACAGGTTCAGAGCCTGTCGTCCTGCTGTTAAACGAACCCACATTGGAGATACCTGTTGGAGTTGCACCAACCTCTGCGGGGTTGCAGCCCGCCGCTTGGTCTGCTCAGCCAAGGCATCATTGAATTGGTAGCACGGCGGGGGATCGAACCCCGATTACCAGATTGAGAGTCTGGCTTCCTGTCCGTTTAGAAGATCGTGCCGTGTAATGATATCACCAGAGGCATCCGGTGGGAGCCGGTTCCCTAGCTTCTGGTGCCTGACCCGTCGGCCAGGAGTAATGGTAGTAGAGGTAGGATTCGAACCCACGAAGCCCGAAGGCAACTGATTTACAGTCAGCGCTCGTTGACCGCTTGAGTACTCTACTACGAAATGGAGCCCCCTGTAGGAATCGAACCCACGCCGCGCCCTTACGAAAGGTGCATTCTGCCATTAAAACTAAGGAGACTCGAATCACCGGCCCGGACTTGTGCGCGCTTAAGTCACGACTACGGGCCGTCAAAATGGAGCTAGCTGATGGAATCGGACCATCGCCGGAGTCTTACCAAGACCCCATTCTACCATTAAACTAAGCTAACTCGAACTGGCGATGTGTACGGGTACCGCCCCCGCCGTCTCTGCCTTGACAGGGCAGCGACTCCACTTGTTGTCTTACACACCGTAGAAATTGGGGTGATCGGAGAGTGTTGCACTCTCGCTTCCGCCTTCACAGGGCGGCGTTCTACTGTTGAACTACGAACACCGTGAAATGGTCCGGCGTAGGACGCGTACGCGACGCAGCCTTGCACTGCTCAAGCCTACCTACCGGATGATGGTGGAGCTGTCGGGTGCCGCCCCCGCAGAGCATTCTTGCAAGGAATGCGTGTGTCCTGACACACAACCCCGTAATTGGTAGCGATGGAGGGAGTTGAACCCTCCTGCGAAGGCTTATGAGACCTAGCGGGTCACCGGACCTTTCACCGCACCGAACTGGTTGGATAGCGTGGAGTCGCACCACGTACGCGCACCTTTTCAGAGTGCCGCTCTACTGTTGAGCTACTACCCAATGGAGGAAGGACAGAGATTCGAACTCTGACATCGCTTGCGCGACTCTGCGGGGTTCAAGCCCGCCGCCTTGCCGTTGAGACTACCCTTCCATGGAACTGGCGGAAACAGTAGGAATCGAACCTACACATCCCGTAAGGGACGACACTTTAGCAAAGTGTTGCCATACCGTTAGGCGATGCTTCCGTGAAACTGGCTCATAGGGCAGGATTCGCACCTGCACCGTACTCCTTAACAGGGAGGCGTACTACTGTTATACGACCCATGAGTGAACTGGTTGAACCGCAGGGATTCGCACCCTGATCGCACCGATTAAGAGTCGGTTGTAATGTCTGTTATACTACGGTCCAGTGGAACTTGGCGAGCCGTGTAGGTGCTGCCCCCACTCACCCGAGTTTTGGAGACTCAGGAGCGTGCTGACGCTCGACTCATATTTGGTACGCTATGGAGGATTCGGACCCCCGACCTAACAGTTCGTAGCTGTTTGCTCTAGTCCAGGCTGAGCTAATAGCGTATGTATTCTTGGACCCGGTGGCAGGATTCGAACCCGCGACCCGCATGTTAGAAGCATGCCGCTCTGTCCGCTGAGCTACATCGGGATTTGGTACATCTTCATGGATTTGCACCATGGCTTACCGCTAATCGGGCGGCAGTGCTGCTGTTACACCAAAGATGTATGATGCGGCGAATCGTTTTTTAGAGAGGTCGCGCCGCAGTCTTCCTCATCCGTACTCAGCCCCAACAGGTGCGTATCTCACCAGTGCTGCCGTTGGGCATTACTGTCACGATTTTTACAGATTGGTGGCCATGGAGGGATTCGCACCCTCACGCCTTGCGGCACCAGGGTTTGAGCCTGGCGAGTCTTCTCTTTCTCCACACGGCTACGGAATTGGTACCCTCGGTAGGAGTCGAACCTACACACCTCGCGGCATCAGTTTCTAAGACTGACGTGTCTGCCAGTTCCACCACGAGGGCACGAAACCTCCGGGAGCCACGGCCGAGCGTCCGTGTATTAAGCGACACGCGTGCCGCCCCGTCCAACTGGTGCGAGATGTAGGAATCGGACCTACCTTGCCCCGCTTGTAGGGCGGGCGCTTTCCCCAGAAAGCTAATCGCGCATGAATCGCTCCAACAGCCAGTTGACCCCCGTTTCCGGGATGCTGAAATCTGTTGGAAAATGGACCAAGTGACCGGACTTGCACCGGCACCGCACCTTTGGTAGAGGCGTATGCTCGCTGTTAAACACCACACTCGGTCGAACTACTATTACTACTGAAATTGGTCAGGGAGGGTGGATTTGAACCACCGGTCTCTCCGTTCCAGGCGGAGTGGATTGCCGGGCTTTCCTACACCCTGACGAATTAGTTTATCTTATCTAACCCTACACTTCCATTATACCATATCTGGAAGCGTTTGTCAAGCTTTATTTTCAGCTTGTCGTATTACCAACCAGTCGCTACGAAACGTAGCGTACGCGTACCAGTTGCGTCTGCACCCTCTTCGTCCAAAGGCAGCGCCGTAGCGCCAGCCGTGTCGTGAGACACATACATCTGCAACTTGGCATTTGCCTTATCCCACACATACATATACTGTGTGGCAGGACCAGAATCTTGACCAAGAATCTGGAATGAGTCCAGACTGCGAACCATACCAAACGCTTCCTTGGCAGGGAGTGCCAAACCACCAGTTGCGTAGGTCGTGTTGTTAGTTAGTAGCGTACCCTCAGTCACACGCTTGCGCGCGTTAGCCGACATGGTACGACTCGTGATAGCGCCGATTGTAAGAGCCATTGTCGTATTGTCCTTTAACGCCCTTATTCGCCCTCCCTAGTTACAGTATAACTAGATTCCAGGGGCTCGTCAACCTAAAAGGCGTGGTTCGAGATTTGATGCGCGTTGTCCAAGTGAGACGCGCCCCTCAGCCTGACTAATTAAGCTTAGGCAGAAGCTAGCATATCAGCCTGGTTTGCAGGCTGTTCTGGCATACGCTCAACCAGTAGAACGGGCAGGAACGTAGAAGCGGCTTCAACGTCAGTTACCTCTACAACAACCGCATCGCCCTCGTTTAGAACAACCGAAGTCGTTGGGTCCTTGTAGATGTACTTACCCTGATGCTCAGCAGCAGGCTTGGTTAGGAGCGATAGCTCCACACGGCCCGTAGCCGAACCAGCGGTAGGCTGCTGGTCAAACGCAACCTTTGCCTCGGCAGCACCCGTCGTTAGCCATACGATAGCAAAACGGCGGACTTGGCACTTGTACGGTACAGCGATGATCTGCACATCAGCAGCAGAAGCACCAGACAAACCAGCAGCCTGGGCGTTGCCAGCGATGTTTACGTAGTCGTGGTATACAGCAGACATGTTTTCTATGCCTCCTTATGAGCTTGTCACGCGGATTACGCGTGCTTCGCCGTCGTTGGCAGTGTCCCAGACTAGACCGAACTCTAGCATACCGATCCAGGCCACCGCGTTCTGCAAACCGAAGTTACCAGGAATAGCTGCACGAAGCTCAGGGTCCATAACTACGGCCATGGCTACGGCATCATCACCGAATACAAGAGCCTCACCGAGTACACCAGCCAAGCCCTTGTTGTTAGCAAGTGCGTTGGTGTGGTTTACTTCAACGAAGCGGATGTTCTCGATCTTACCGACTTCGCCCTTTAGGAAGGCGTCGCCCGGCTGAATGTACTGACGCCACTGAACGAATTCAGGGTCGTTCTTGATACCGCGAAGCGCCTTTACAGACGCTAGGCATACATACTCTTCGCCACCGCCATAACCAGGCACGTGGATCGTGTCGGCCATGTAGTCGCGGATAACCTTGATGTGGGCCACTGAAAGGTTCTCAGTTGCCTGCGTCGAAGGCGTACCGTCGGTGTCGAACACGCCGCCCGTAAGCGACGTTGGGATGAAGCAGACCTTGGCAGTCTTGAAGGCACCTGCGGCAGCAGTATCCAGCGTTAGCTGCATCTGCTGACGAAGCTTCTTCTGAATCTTGTCGGTTAGGTCGAACTCCGACAATAGCTCAGACTGTTCGGTGTACTCGATACCACGGCCGAAGTAGCTGACCGTGATTGAGGTGGTGCTCATAGCGAAGGTATCGATAGGCACGCGGTCACGCTCACCGAACTTGGCAGAGGTTGGCTCTGCGATGTTCTTTACGCGTGAAATGGTGATCGTCTCACCAGCCTTGCGACCGTAACCAGGCTCAACTTGCACATACTGCATGAACTTGGATTCGGCAACAGCGGCCTCACGAAGCTTCATGCTAAGAGCATGGTTCTTAAACGCACCCGCAGGCGCGTCGAGGGTCCATGTGAACTCAGCCATTTGAATCTCCTAGTGGGGGTTTAGTTCGAAGCGGGAATCTTGCGGGCCTGAGATGCCTTAAGCTGGTCAACGAAGGTCATAGGAGCCGTAACGGTACCACCGGCACTTGAACCAGGCTGCGAACCAGGGGCCATCACAACGGCAGCAGTCTGTCTAACCTGCTGGGATTGCTGTGCATTAGCCGCCACCGTTTGCGTACGCGGAGCGATTACCGCCCGCGCAAGTTCTACGGCACGACCAATTTGCCATTCTAGCTTGTCAGCTACGGTTACAAGATGGGCAGGCGTCTCGACTTCAGCCTTTGAAGACATGGCCCAGAACAACTCAAGCGGAACGTCAGGAGCCTTTTCGTTGACTTCCTTGTTGATGGCGTTAGCCACAAGTAGGTCTCGCTGCTGAGCGCGGGCACGGTTCGTGCGCTCGATATCACGGTTCTGCAAATCAGCCAGAACTGCTCTCTTCGCGCGCGCTTCCGTGACAGCAAGCAGGTGACGGAACGCTTCCTCGTCACTAGGCGCTGCCTGATACTCCTTCCATGCACGCTTAACTTCGTCATCCTGAGGGTTCACAGGAGCCTGGGGATTGGTTACCTTGTCGATAACCGGCCCAAGCATCGGGTGATTCAGTAGACTGCTAAGCTGGTTGCGCAGCTTGGCAGCCTCGGCCGTAGCCTCGTGCATGCGACGCTGAGCATCCTTGACTCGTTGCTCCTCAACCGCTCTTGCCTCCGGCGAGCCTTGTGGGGCCGGTGCTGGTGCTGGTTCAGGGGCCGCTGGTGCAACCGAAGGCAATGTCACAGGACCCGTTAGCTGAGCATCTGCCAACGAGTGCTGCTGAGTAGGAGCCGGTGAGACCGGAGCGGGAGCTACCGGGGCCGGTGCTACGTTGCTAGGTGCAGGAGCGGGTGCTGCTGGTGCTGCGGGAACTGCTGCGTTCGTTACATCTGCCAAGGTGTTCTCCTAGTGAGTCACGGCTCTTCAGTGGCCGGGACTAGGCTGATACAGCTTCCTCGATCTTCTGTTTAATCTCGGATGCCTTCAGGCGACGCTCCGCGATGCGGTTCATCGCGCCTGCTCCGAGTTGTACGGTTCCATCGATTTGAGTTACTAGGTCATCCAAGGACTTGAGAGCGTCAATGTGGGCTTCCCCACGCTTAACCTTCTCTAGCCACAGGTCGTGCATGTAGGAGATCATGGGGAAGAAGTCCTTCTCCCATACTCCTGAGGCCATGATGCGCTGCCCGCGCTCGGATTGCTGCTGGTCCTTACGTTCCCGACCAGCGTCCATCACCCTGCGAATTGCTGCGCCCTGCCCCTTGGTTCTACCTAGCGACCATTCCATTACTTGCCTGTCTTAATGTTTTGAGCCTTCTGAGGGTTACTCTGCGGATTGTCCTTACCGAGAACCTTGTAGCCCTTGCTTACGTCAGAATCACTCCAAGACTTGCCACCAGCGCCGGGCTTGTCGCCCTTCTTCTGGACAGTCTTGGCTGCCTGCGCGTCCTTCGAACCCATACTGCCCATATTATGCGCCTCCTGGCGGCTTAGGAATACCGTTCCCCTCTGTTGGAGGAGCCCCGGCTGCCGCCTGCTGCATGCCCAAAGGCATTGGCGGCGGAACTGGCATGATATCGATACGGTCCGTGACACCAAGCAAGTCGGCGATGATCGTAAGTAGCTGATCCGGCCGTACCGAGCCAGCGAACATCGGTGAAGATGCCAAGGTTGAGAACTGCATGATCTTCTGAAGCTGATCGGACTTCATAAGAGCCTGGCTTACACCAGTGAACTTGAAGTCGAACTGACCCTGAAGCGCGTCGATGCGCTCCTGAATCTGCATCTGTGATAGAATAGCACCACGAGGACCTAGCAGACGCTCGAAGTTCGGATTGCTGGTCTGGTCGATGAATTGAAGACCCATCCCGTACGTCATCTCGGCTGCTTCTCTGCCTAGTAGTTCAAGATTCTTACCCATCGTCTCGAAGATGGCCATAGACTGAGCCGTCTTGATCTGGGTTTCGCCCTTAGTCACATCGCTGCGCGCGCCCGGAAGGCCGACCGCGAAGTCCGTGATGAAGTTGCTGTTCTGTCTGTTCTGATCGATGTAGTTAAGCGAAGCTAGAACTTCGTTGGTGTCAACACCACCTACGTCGGCAGGGATCAACGCCTTCTCAGGACCGTGCTTTACCCACAACTTACCAGGAATGTGCTCCAAGTCTTCCCAGTCTACTAGGGCATCTTGGTTCACTTCGGTAGGCTTGTTGACGGACCAGTTCAGAGAATCGGCCCACAACATGAATACGTTGCTGAACAACGTCGCTAGCGCGGCATCTTGCTCAACAATTCCACGACCTTCAAAGCGGAACGGGTGTACAAGAGGCGTTGAAGCCAAGAAAGGCCACTTACGACGGCCGGTCGATAGATCGGTCTGCCACAGAGGATTAGGATACGGACCAAAAACGATCTTGTCATGGCACGCAACCATCAGTGCGTTGGGGTATACTACGTCACCGTTCTCATCGAGAACGTCGCCCCAGAACTCGTCAACCAGATACGGTACACGAAACTTGTGTGCCTTGCCGGTTTCATAGAACTTCTCGCGCTCTTCCATCTGGATGGTGGTCATCGAATCGCCCGTTGCAGGGGTCTTCGTTGCCAACAGCGCGTCAATCTTCGCTTTGTCCCATCCAGCAGCCGCCATAGCCTTTAGAGCAGGACGGCCCTTCCACTCAGAGTGGTAGAGATAAGAGCCACTGAAATTTTCACGGGGTTTCGACTCAGGATCGCGGCGGATGTTCCACGGCATAACCGTGTCGATAGCCATGAAGCTGTACTCTGCATTAGAGAACTGAGCGTCAGGCTGGCCCATCTGGTTGAAGCTCAGCGCGGAAAGGGTCGGAACCAGAGTGGTCACCCATCTAAACTTGAGGTAACCAGCCACGCCGGTAATGAAACCAATCTTTGCAGCATCAGCAAACTTGTACGGGAACTTGGCACGATCCATCAGGAGGCGAATCAACGGACGCCAGATGCCAGCAAGCTGGACATCGCGGTCGTCAACGCCTTCCATCCCGAACGAATCGGGGGTGTCAAGCAACGCACGCTGGATTAGCGACGTGCCTTGTTCTACCGCACTGAAGACCTTAGGCACCCAAATCTTAGCCTGCCAGTCTTCCTTGTCAGAGAAGTCAACGTTGTTCTCCCACAAGTCCCACCAGTACTTCCACTGGCGGCGAAGCTTTAGAGTAGCGTCTTCCGATGCCTTCTTCTGGAACGTACGCATCTCTAGGAGATGCGACTCGTTCAGCTTGATAGCTGCGGTTAGACCTTCGGCAGAAGCCTTCGGGTCGTTACGCTGCTCGTCTGGGTGTGGCGCAATAGCCATTAGATTTTAGCCGCGATTCCTTGCATGTCGTCCGGGCAAACCTGCTTACCGTCGAGATGCCGATATGTCTTGTGCCATCTTTCGCACTTCTGGCAGAACGTTTCTGTTGCCTTACGTCTTCCTGCCATCGGTGTAGTGCGCGGCTTAGTTAGAGCTTCCTGGCTGATCTTTGCCATTATCTCTTGTGCCCGCACTTGGGACTGTACTTATCGATCACTTCCAACTTCTTGCACTTAGGGCACCAAACTGTAGCCACTAGAAGGTTCTCCCTGTCAGCTTCGTGTAGCCCTGGCGCTGCTGGTTACGCTTGAAGAAAGGGCTCTTGTCTTTTAGATTAGCTGGCTTGTTACGACGCATGCCAGTCGGGAAATCATGCTTCTGTGATACATACGCTTCGATGCGACTACGATTCGCCGAATCAGCCGTGGGACCGATGCGTTCCCGTTCGCCGAGCATTGGCTGAAAAGCCCGCACTGCGATTCCGCACGCATCGACCAAATCCCACGCTGCCTTATCGGTCGGTACAGCGAGCATTGACTCGATCAAGTCTCGCTGGTTCGGCGCGAATAGAACTGTGCCGTCTTCCACGAAGGGAGACCAGGCGTTTGCTCTGCGAAGCTTGTCGCCGTCCGGCTTCTGTAACTCAATGGCAATCATCATGCCGCGCTGCCGCATCTCTCGGTCGATGATCTCGCCCAACGAGCGCTGGTACGCTACGTCTTCGACTACGATTGACCGCGCCTTGTAGAGCTTGGCCATCTTGAGGATTCGATCCGCTTGCTCATACGCTGACCAGTGACCAGCTTCTGTAGCAAGCACGAGCATGTGAGAGCGGAGATCAGAACCACGGCACTGCCCAACAGCAACAAACGCGCTACGACTTGATCTAGGATCGTCGGAGATTGCGGGGTCAACACCGATCTTCACTACCATTCCCTCGGAAGGGATGTGATCGTAGTAGTTGATCCACGACGCGTTGAACGGCTGAAGGTCCGAGTACTCAATCCACTCGCCGTCGATGAAACGACGCGCTAGCGGCGTACCATAGCCAAACAGTCTGTGGAGACGCTCGTAGTAGCCGGGCGTCAGGTTGTGGGCGTTTTCTTCCTTGTCAACCAGACGAAGCTTGAAGTCTTCGTGTGGGTTCTCAGGCTGTCCCTTACCGGAGTAGCCGAAAGCTTTTGCGATCCAGTGAGAAGGTGACGGCGGGTTGCCCGTCATCCACGACATAGGCGTGAAGCCTTTTTGACGGCCAACACGCGACAACACCATTCGGAAGAGTTCTTGGTCGATTCCAGGCTCTCTTGTTGTACGCTCTGACTTAAGAGCAAGACCTCCTTGGGGTTCGTCAAAAAAAGCGGCAGCCAAGTCAAGCGAGAGCACATTGTTAATGTCGTCCTTGTCGTCACCCGCTCTGAACAGAATCTCTGCTGGCTTGTTCGGGTCCGCCGTGTTCAAGTAGAAGATGCGGCGAGCCTTGGCATAAGTGCCCGCAACTCGGTCCGGGAGCCAATCCAGAAACGTAACTACTGTAGTATCCAACAGGGCGGGGTAGCTGTCGCGGATGATCGCAATACGAGCACCCGGATACGCTTGTGCGTAGAGCCACGCCTTCATTACTCCTGCGGTTGACTTGCCTGTGCCGAGCGGTCCGTAAAGTCCGCAGCAGAAGGTTGGGTCTTGAATGAAAGCGGCAGAGACTGGTCCTGGATTGTAGTCAATGACAAGTCTTTGGTGGCTTCCAGAGCCTTCGATTCGGCTGGGCATTCGATCACCTTGGCGTCAACCTGTTTCAGAGCATTCGGGTTGAGAGTGCCGGTAAAGACGATAGCCACGCGTGAAACCTGGCCTTCGTCTTGTAGTTCGCGGGTCAACTTCGCTGCGAGTTCGAGCATACCGAGTGCACCACGACCAATCAGAAGACGCTCAATCGTGTCTTCCAGCAAGTCGGGACGCGATCTCACCACACGCTCAAGCGCTTTACGGACCGATACTTCCGTCGGAGCGGAGCGATCAATCTTGGGTCTGCCAGCGGGGTTGCCCGATTGTCCTGGCTTGAATGGCATTTTAGTTGTGTGTGCTTCCGTACAACGCAGAATCTAGGAACTGGTTGTAGAGTTGGTGGAGCATCTGACGCTTCTCGTCCAGGCCACCGGCCTGTGCGTTCTTCAGAATCTCTTCCCAAGCACCAGGAGCGAATTCACGGGAAGGGCTCAAGCGTGCCGCGTGGGCACCAGCACCTTCTAGCAGCGTACCACCTTCACCACCAGCCTGATAAGGAATCGTGATATCGTTGCCAGCGTCGGCTTGCTTCATAATCTCTTGAGCATACGCGTTTGGCGGCGGCTCTTGGATTCCTTGCTGACGGAAGTCGCGGATCGTTGGTGGACGTTGCTGGCCAGGAAGCTTCGGACGGAATCGAGACAGCAAAGAGCGGGCCGTCACAGACGGATCGCCTACACCACCACGGCCCATCTGCGCGAACTTCGCCAGGTTGGCGATGCCTGCGAGATGACCTTCATTCTTCGCAATGTCCATCGACTGACCGACGCCGGGGCCTGTACGAACCGCAGATTCAGGCGTCGAAGGATCGAAGCTTGGCGGAACCATCTTATCAGCAAAGCGGTCGATAGCCGCCATGATATCCTGGAATGACAGCGTGCCTTGACCCGTGTTCGGCATCAACTGCGGCATTACTGTCTTGGCCCCAAGATGAACGGAGACAAATCGTTGAGACTACGAATTCCCGAATCGGGCTGGTAGTGCTCAAGCAATCTGCGTAGGTGGTTTTCGTTTAGGTTCGTCGGGTCGTTGCTAGCACCAAGCGGAGCATAGCCAGGATAGCCTGGACCGCCACGAGAGAAGTAGCGGAGGAAGTCTTTGGTGTACTTTCCTTGATCCATCGGCTCCTTGCCGAGAGCACGACGGTACCGCGTAAGTGTGTTCGACGTAGTACGACCAGCCACATCGGCTTGAGCATCAAACGTGGGTGCCGGAATAGATACGACACCAAGTCCCTTTGTAGGACCTTCCGGGCCTTGTACGTTCGGACCATTTTCAACCGTTGCCAGTGCTCTTAGTAGACCGGCGTCGATACCATGTCCGCTTGCGGCCTGACGGAGAATCGATAGCTCGGCAGGACTGATTCTGCGGCCCATCGCCAGAGGCGACGGCGTGCCTACGCTCACATCGAGGCTGCCGCCGATCTGGGGGTTGCTACGCAGTACGTCGCTAGTCGTGTTGCGCCAGCCCGCGACATCGCTCAGGATTGAGCGGCGCTTGGCTGCGGATACTGCTTCATCGATGTTAGCGTACTCCGGCTTCTCGAACTGAAACACCGGATCAAGGACAGTCCCACGTCTGGCCTTAGTATCTGCGTCTGGACCATACGTGTTCACCGCACCAGTCTGTGTACGGTTGGTGCGGCTGCGCTCGTGGCCCATTAGAGTTCCTTACATTACTCCTAGCATTCGTAGGAGTTGGATTAGCTTACTTGCGCCTGGCTGTTGCTGAGCGCCCTGTCTGCGAGCATCTTGCATCGTGCTAGGCTGCTGCTGCCCTGAGTCCATCGCCTTCATCGCTTCGTCCAAGTTCGCGTTCGGGTCTACACCAGAAGGCTGCATTGGATTCTGCGGATACGGCGAAGGCATCTGCGGCATTCGGTTGTTTGCCATGGCTGGATTGCGAGGATCACGAGCCATTCGTGGGTCGCCTGATAGGTCTGCACCGCCATACGTCTTGCTACCACGAAGCTCTTCAGACCAGTTAGGCACGATGAATCTCCACTCTTAGGATTTGGTGTCGGTAATCTTTCAGCTTGACGATCTCCGCGAGATCGTACATAGACTCAAAGGTGATTACGGTTTCACCGTCAGCGTTGAACTTGACGTTCCCGAGGAGAGCGAGGAACGATAAAGGTCCATCAGCATTCGGGCTTGCGAGACTGACATCACCGCCATCCCCTCGTTGATCGGCAAGCCGTCCTGAATCCAGAAGATCAGAGACAGTTTGGAGGGGTGTTGGACTTTGGCTAGGGCTCGCACCAACCATTTCGGCAAGACTTTGCGAGTCTTGACTTCCACTTCGGCTACGTCTAGGTTTACGTCCGCTCCCTGCTTTCGATACCGACGCTGGGGGCGACGCTTCCCTCGGAGTAGCTTTGCTGTCGCATACTCGTTCGCCTTCCAGTTCTGCATCAATTTCCTCAGGAGTCATCCGAGATCACACCACTCGGCGTGGCCGAGCCACCCGCCGCAGTTGATACAGCACGACGCAGCGCTACTTACCCTTTGCCTTGTCACGGTGCTTGAAGTATTCAACCTGTCGAAGTCGGTTCTCTGCCTCAGCGCGAGTCTTATACTTCCCCAGGTTTTTGCCAGATTCGGAAACTACCTTGTAGGTCTTGCCGTCTTGGCGAATCACTGTTGATGCTGTCCCTGACCCAAACCTCCGCAGAGGTTATAGGTCATATAGGGTTGCGGGTAGTACGGATAGAACGGGTACTTGTAGTTTCCGCATGTTGGGCAGCGGTTGCAAGTCGGGCAGACGGACGGATAAGGCCAACCTGAAATACCACCGCCCAGCGAACCGGCAGAGCCGGTGCTGGGAACGTTAGTCATATCAGTCTTAGGCTGTTCGTCG